GAAATCGAGATCAATCCAGACGACCCCGAAGCGTTGAGCGTATACGCAAAGGTGGCGCGCGGCGATGTGAGTCAATCCTCATTCGCGTTTCAAGTGGGCAAAGAAGAATGGTTTTACCCGCCCGATAACAGCACCGAACTGCCACTGCGCACTGTGACCGAGTTTTCCCAACTTTATGATGTATGCCCTGCCACGTTTGGGGCTTACCCGCAAACGAGCGCAGCTGTGCGCTCAAAACTTCAATCCGTCGATGAACCAGCAGCGCCCTCTCAGGCCGCATCAAGTGGTGTGGAAGAGATCGCACAACGCCAGAAGGCAATGCGCCGCAGGCTGGACCTTGTCGAACATAGCATTTCCAAATAATCAAGGAGAAACATCATGACCGAACGTGAATTGTTAGCCAGGCGTGCCGCGTTGATCTTGCAGGCACGCGCAATGCTTGAACGCGCTGAAGCTGAAAAGCGCGATTTTTCAAGCGAAGAGCAGACCAACTACGATGCAATCTTTTCCGATGTTGGCAAGCTCGACACCAAACTCGAAAACCTGCGCAAGCTGGGCAGTGTGGATGTCGATTTCCGCTCCAGCGAACCTGAGCGACCTGAGACCCGCGATGCCGCTGCCGTGGATGTTGAAAAACAATCGCGCGCGATGACCGCTTACATGCGCACTGGCGCGATCGCTCCCGAGCTGCGCGCCTTGCAGGCAGAGTCGGATGTGGCGGGCGGTTTCATCACCACCCCGCAACAGTTTGTGAACCGTTTGATCAAAGCGGTTGACAACCAGGTGTTTATCCGCCAGTGGGCAACCGCCAACCCTGTAGCCACCGCGCAGTCGTTGGGCATGCCGTACCTGGCCAATGACCCTGACGACGCCGATTGGACAAGCGAGCTCGGCACAGGGAACCCTGACAACACCATGAGCTTCGGCAAGCGCGAATTATTCCCGCATCCGCTGGCCAAGCGCATCAAGATCAGCAACAAACTCCTGCGCCTCAACCCCGATGTGGAACAACTTGCCATTGATCGCCTTGCGTATAAATTCGCGGTGTCGTTCGAAAAGGCCGCACTGACTGGCGCGGGTGCGAATAAACCTCTCGGCGTATTTGTAGCTTCGACTGACGGCATCAGCACGGGCCGCGACGTGAGCACCGATAACACCACTACCGCCTTCACCGCCGATGGTTTGAAGAACGCCAAGTATGCGCTCAAAGCCACGTACTGGCCGCGTGCCAAGTGGATGTTCCACCGCGATGCGGTGAAGATGTTGGCCAAGCTCAAAGATGCAGAAAACCGCTATCTGTGGCAATCCTCGGTGCAGCTGGGTCAGCCCGACATGCTCGAGGGCATCCCGCTGTTTACCAGCGAATATGCGCCGAACACATTCACCACAGGTTTATATGTGGGCATCCTCGGCGATTTCTCGTATTACCACACCGCTGACGCTCTCGATTTCGGCATCCAGCGTTTGAACGAACTGTATGCGGAAACCAATCAGACTGGTTTCATCGGCCGCCTCGAAACGGACGGCATGCCCGTGCTCGAGGAAGCGTTTGTGCGCGTGAAGTTGGCGTAGCCCTGCCCCCTCTGCCCCGGTTACGGGGCATCGCCCCCAAATGAAACCATTTGGGGGCGATAGAAGGATCAAGATCAAGGAGAAACAGCATGAAAGATTTACACAATTCGATCAAGGTGAGCCGCGCAATTAGCCCTGTGGCGGCTGGCACCGATAACACCGCATATGTGTCTCAAATTCTGGACACTGCGAATTTCAACGCGCATGAATTGATTGTTGCGATCGGCGCGAACACCGATGCCGATGCAACGTTCACCGTTTTGATGGAGGAAGGCGACGCCTCCAACTTGAGTGATGCTGCGGCTGTGGCGGATGCAGACTTGCTTGGCACCGAGGTACAAGCCAGTTTCCGTTACGATAACGACAACGAGACCCGCAAGATCGGGTACATCGGCTCGAAGCGGTATGTCCGCGCGACCATCACGCCTGCCAACAATGGGGCTGGCAATATTTATATGTCCGCGTTGTGGATCCAGGCGGGCGCGCGTGTTGCGCCGCAGGCGTAGTGAGGCCACGGCATGAGAGTCCATTTGCCTACCCTGTACGCGGGTCCGCTGGGTTGTTTTGGGCCTGGTGTGTGTGACGTGCCCGATGTCATCGCTAGGGACCTGATCGAGACGGGCATGGCTCGGCCTCTTGCTGAATTTCGCACCCAGCCCGCGCCCGCTCCCGCGCCTGCCCCCCGTCCGCGCAACGGTGGAAAGATGAAGCCCCCCGACTCTGCCGCCCCTGATTTGGTAGCCTCACACGATTAGTGTGCCTACAGCTCCACCCCGTCAGCCCTTCCCTGATGGGGTGGGGTTCCATCGTTTCCGCAGAAACACCATGAGGTAATGCATGTCCCTTGTCACTCCGCCTGAAGGCGAACCCGTTTCCCTTGAGACGGCCAAGCTACATTTGCGCATCGACCACGATGATGAAGATGAATACCTTTTCGGCGTCATTGCCGCTGCGCGGGAAGTGGGCGAAGAGATTGCACGGCGGGCATTTGTTACCCAAACGCGCAAGATGGTGATCGACGCCTGGCCTGCTGATTATGTGTTGAAACTGCTTCGTCCGCCGTTGCAAAGCGTTACCAGTGTGGAATATACCGATGATAACGATGTAGTGGCGGCCTGGACGGATTTCCGTGTGGACATTGCCAGCGAGCCCGGGCGGATTTTGTTCGACAGTCTGCCCAGTGTGACCTTGCGGGAGTCGGGCGGGATCACGGTGACCTACGTGGCGGGGTACGGCAACACGGGCGCGGATGTCCCCAACCGAATTAAGAACGCGATCTTATCGTTGGTGGCGTATTGGTACGAGAACCGTGAGAGTCGGGATGTGCCTGCTGGAATCCGCGCAGCGTTTATGAACGAGCGGGTCGTGTGGTTTTAGATGGACAGAATCGGCAAGTACCGCCATCGCGTAACGATCAAAAACCCGCCGCTGGATTCGGCACGGGATGGCTTTGGCCGTAGAAAAGGCACAGGTACAACCGTGGCCACTCTTTGGGCGCAAAAGGAAGATTGGTCAGGCGATGAAACCGCGGAGAACGGGCGCGAGACAGCCAGCGTGACGACAAAGTTTCGCATCCGCTACCGCACGGATCTGGCCCCAAAGATGACCTTGACCCACGGCGTCGTGGTTTACAACATCTTATCGATCATGGATTTTGACGGCACGATGCGTGAACTTTTATTGACCTGCAGAAAGGTAGTTGATTCATGAACGAAACTGTGAAATTGAAATTGTTGAAGCCCATAAATATAGACGGGTCGATCTGGCCTAGCGGCGCGGTGGTGGATATATCATCGCTCGCTCTGGCGAAGGCATTGATCGATGCGCACGATGCTGTTTTGGAGCCCACACCAGTGCCTGCCGCGCCTGCCAAGTTCAAAACTGAAAAGAAGTTCGAGCCAAAAGACGAGGAATAATGCCATCTCGACCCCGCATGGCGAAATCAATTACAGGACGGTTGCGGCTTGATCCTGAGTCTTATAAAAAGCATAAGGCTGCGCTGAAAGAGTTGGAAAAAGCTGTACGCAAAGAGATCATTGAAGCTGCTTTAATGGCAGGCGGAAAGATTATTCATGCAGCCGCTGAATCCCGCGCGCCCGGCAAATTGGAACTTCGCATTGTTGGTGGTCGATCCCTGCGCAAACGTGTGGATGGCAGGCTAACTGCTATTGTTAAAGCAAATGGAAAGTTCTGTGTAATTGGTCCCGATAAGAAACACTGGCATTACCGTTTTTTTGAGTTTGGAGCCACAAAACATGATATCAAGCCGAAAAATAAATCAGCGATTGCATTTGAAGGCAGGAACGGGTTGATCGTGACAGGCTCCGCGACCGCCACAGGCGGCGTACGGATGCGTCCGTTCATGCGGCCTGCGGTTGATGAAAATAAAGATGCGGCTGTCGTTGCAATGGGCAATGTACTGGCTAATTCCATCGAAAAAGCCGCCGCAAAAGGAACATAGCCATGCCAACCATCGAAGAGGGTTTGGTGAGTTTCATCGAAGCCGAAGTGACTGAGGCTGGAAAAGGATATCCGCAGGAGGTCCCTGTGGATGCTGATTTCCCCGCCTGGTCGTATAACGTAATCAGCGATGATGAAATGTTATCGCATGGCGGCGCGACAGGGTTTGTGACTGCGCGGATTCAGTTGGATTTTCTGGCCAAGGAAACAGAAAGCAAGTCTGACTATGCGGTGATCAAAACCATTGCCGCAACCGCGCGCGCCGCGTTGAATGGATATCAAGGCGACATGGGCGGTGTGAGAGTGGATTATTGCAAAGTTGAGTTGAACGACGATTGGGCAGATATCCATAAGCTGCCTGTACAGCGTTTTGATTTAGTTTTGAATTACAGGATTGCATAAGGAGATCGATATGACAGCGACAGTGATGGGTGGTTTCGGCCTTGAAGTCAAGATCGATGTGTCGGCAACTATGACCGCGATCGCGCAGCTCATGGACGGTGAACTGCCAGAGTTTGAAAAATTTATTGCGGAGTCTACTGCCCATAATGCGGCGGGCGGCTATGCCACATACGTTGCCACTGGCAAACGCAAGCTCAACGAATTCAAAATGACTCTCGGTTGGGATTCGGATGATGAAACCCACGCAGCCATCCTGACGGCGTTTGCCAGCAACTCCCCGATCGTGTTGACGATCTACGCGCCAGACGGGTCAGATGAAGTCATATCATTCAATGCTCATGTGAACAAGATCGGGCGCATTACCGCGCAGGAAGATGGCTATAAGTGCGATGTGACCGTCCAGCCGACTGCGGCTCCAACAACGGTAACAAAGATCACATTCACAGGCAAAAATGGCGCGGGCGCATGTACCTGCACAGGCGCAAATGTCGGCGACCGCGTGATCGTGATCACCAAAACGGCGGGCACCTATTCGGGCGATCCCACAGTGGACTTCGAACAGACCATCACAGTGGATGATGAAATCCAGCAGGCGGCTGTTGGTAATCTTTCGGGCGTAACGTTCTTCGTAAAGCTGATGCCGAGCGGAACGTAATTATAAAAAAGGAGCAGAAATGACAGCGACAGTAATTGGCGGTTTTGGGTTGCAGGTTCAGATTTCGATTTCGTCCACCCTGACGACTATCGTCGAGTTGATCGACGGCGAAATCCCCGAGTTCGAAAAGTTCATCGCGGAGATGACCGGGCACAACGCAACGGGCGGCTATGCCACCTTTGTGGCCACAGGCAAACGCAAATTGAACGAATTCAAGATCACGCTGGGTTGGGACTCGGACGATTCCACCCATGCGGCAGTGTTGGCCGCGTTCGACAGCGACAGCCCTGTGAACATGAAGGTGATCTCCCCCGGGGCAGATGAGTCCATTGCATTTGCGGCGCATATTACCAAAATGGGCCGCGTTTCCGCGCAGGAAGATGGCTACAAATGCGACGTGACCATCCAGCCGACAGGCGCGCCGACGATCACATAACCCCTACCCCTCTCCTAAAAGGAGAGGGGCCATAAATACCTCATTAGAGAAGGAAACTATGACAACATTAAACAAGCAGGCCATCTTGCAGGTGCAGGATGTGGTGATTGAAAAAGTCCCGGTCCCGGAATGGGGCGGCGATGTGTGTGTGCGCTCGATCACGGCGGCGGAGCGCGGCCTTATCGAGGCCGCTGCGGCGCAATTTAGCAAATCGAAGGGGAACAATGATTTTGCCAAATCGTTCACCGTGACGTTTGCCGCGAAAGCCATGTGCGATGAGAAAGGCGAACGAATTTTCCGTGACGACGAAGTGGCTTTGCTGGCAGCAAAGAACGCCTCTGCCATTTCGCGCATAGCGGAAGTTGCCCAGCGCCTGAGCGGTTTCTCCAAAAAGGAAATGGAGGAGCTGGAAAAAAACTCCGAGACAGCCCAACCCGAAGGTTCGCATTCCGATTAGCGAAGGAGTTGGGCGTGTGGGACGTAGACGCGATGCTTGCGTCCATGTCGTCACACATGCTAACTGAATGGATGGCTTACTACCAGGTGGAGCCGTTCGGCGATGAGTTGATCGATATCCATTTTGCGCAGCTGCGATCGCACATCCTTAACGTAAACCTGAAGAAAGGCGCGGCGCAGATCGACCCGAACAAGCTGCGCTTGTGGCGCGAAATCAAGCAATTCGATGCGCAAAACTTCTTCGATAAATTGAAAGGCGCGTTCAAATAATGGCAACTGCTTTATCAAACCTACTTGCATTGCTGGCGTTGGATAATTCGGCATACCTCGAAGGCCTGACAGGATCACAGGCCGCTTCGGATTCATTTGCGACGAAACTGTCCAACGTTGGCGGCGCGGTGGTGCTCGGCGGGCTGACAGCCGCCGCTACGGCAGTGGTCGGCATTGGGGCGGCCGCCTTCGATGCGGCAGAGACCATCGATGGAGCGATGGATAAGATTGCTGTATCCACAGGCGCAACAGGACCTGCGCTGGACGGACTGAGACAAGACTTCGATTCAGTGTTTTCATCCGTGCCAACGGATGCGGAGTCGGCGGCCACGGCGATTAGTATTCTTAATTCGCGGCTGGATGTTTCTGGAGAAACGCTTCAAAACCTGGCCAAGCCGATGCTGGAAGTTACGCGCATTCTTGGCGGAGATCTAACCTCGAATACCGAGTCGTTCACGCGTGTCATTGGCGATTGGAATATCCCGGTAGATCAAGCTGCGGGGTCTTTGGACAAATTATTCGTCGCTGCGCAAAGTGCCGGCGTTCCGTTGGATACGCTCATGGAACGTATCGTGCAATATGGTGCGCCGATGCGCAATTTCGGATTTGGATTCGAAGAGACAGCCGCATTAATGGCGCAGTGGGAGGCTCAGGGCGTTAATGTGGAAATCGTGATGGCGGGCCTGCGCACCGCGCAGGGTAAATTCATATCGCAGGGCGTGGATATGAAAACTGGACTGTGGGATACGGTGGATGCCATTCAAAACGCATCCTCTGCCACTGAAGGACTTTCTATTGCGACCAAAATCTTTGGAGCCAAAGCTGCAGGCGATATGTACGATACGATCATGGCGGGAAAATTTGACATCGACGCGTTGACCGCATCCATGCAGAACGCGGATGGCGCGATTATGGATGCCGCAAAATCCACAATGGATTGGACTGAGATGTGGACAATGTTCAAAAACAGTTTCACCACGGCCATTGCGCCTGTCGGCGATAAATTACGTGAAGGAGTGGGCAAGGCTCTCGAAGAAGTGATTGCCATCTTTCAACGGCCCGAAGTACAGGAAGCTCTCACAAAGATCACCGAAGCGGTGGTTATATTTGTCGATTCGGTGGTTTCGAGAATCCCCGATCTGATCAATGGCATGATGAGGTTCTTCAACTTTCTGCAAAACAATCAAGGTATTGTTATTGGAATATTCGCCGCGCTGGGCGTAGCAGTTGTGGCATGGGGTGTGGTTACAGCTGCAGCAGCCTGGGCGGCAGTCGCTCCATTCCTGCCTGTGATCGCTGTGCTGGTTGCGGTAGCTGCTGCGGCTTATTTGTTGTATCAAGCCTGGCAAACAAACTTCGGCGGCATTCAAGAAAAGACACAGGAGATCATGTCAACATTGATGCCGATCATTCAAGAGATCGGCGCAAAGATGAAAGAATTGTTCCAAAGTTTTGATTGGGGACCCTTCAAAGAGGCGTTGACAAACTTGCTCCCCGTGTTGGGCGCAGTGCTGGCTTCTGTCCTTGCGGCTGTTCTGGGACTCGTTCAAGGATTGCTGACAGGAATGTCTTTCTTCCTGACCTTTGCAAATATGATCGCCACGGGATTATCGAATATCGTTTCTGGCGTCATCAATATATTTTCAGGGCTGTTCGGTTTTCTCTACGATTTGTTTACTGGAAATTTCGGCAAATTAGGCGAAGATCTGAAAAATCTTGGACTTGGTATCGTTCAAGTTTTTATGGGAACTATTCAACTTCTGGTAGGGTCTGTCATGGGGCCGCTTGCATTCCTCACTGGTTTTATCGGCGGTTTTGTTACGGGTGTGATCGACTTCTTCCAGATGTTATATGACGTACTGGTTGGTAATTCCATTGTGCCCGATATGATGAACGCAATGATATCCGTGTTCGCGCTTGGATTAAATACCATCTTGTCAGATATTACAAATGGAGTCGCAAATATCGTTGGCGTTTTTACTGGCCTATTTCAAGCTGTAACCAGCGGCACATTGATATTTGAAGATGGATCAGGCGCTTTACAGGACTTCGCGGTTGCTCTTGGGTTTCCAGCGCAGAAAACGCAGGATTTATTGTCTGCAATATGGCTTTTGACCTCACCTATGAGCGATGCCGTCGTATTGTTCGAAGACGGCTCAGGCGCCTTATTAGATCTCGCTATTGCACTCGGCTTACCAGCACAAAAAACGCAGGATCTACTATCTGCGATATGGCTTGTAACATCGCCTATGAGTGATGCTATTTTATTGTTCGAGGATGGGTCAGGCGCACTTCTTGATTTAGCGACCGCTTTTGGATTTCCAGAACAAGCCGCTCAAGATTTCCTTACCACTACATACAATGTACTGACCTCATTTTCAGATGCATGGACGAATGTGGGGTCAGGCATAACCACAGGAATAGCAGAAGGCATATCCAGTGGAGCTGGCTACATCGTAGATGCTGCTGTATCTGCTGCTCAAGCTGCACTCGATGCTGCGATGAACTTCCTCGGCATCAACAGCCCATCCACCGTGTTTGAAAAGGAGGTTGGATATCAAATGGCCGCAGGCGTTGCGGCGGGTTGGGATAATGGCATGAAGTCGCTTATCGATCCAGCGATGGCAAATTTGCAACCAGCCAACGTAAACATTCAACCTTCGCAGGGAGGCACGATTCCAATGAAAACAGGCGCGGAAACTTCTTCGCAATCTGCAGGAAACACCATCATCATTAACAACCCTGTGCCTGAACGGTCTGCAGAGTCAGTGCGTAAGGCAATGCGGATGCAGAGCTATTTTGGAGCGGCATAATGTCAACGTGGAAATTTGGCGGAACTGACCTGACAACCTTTGGCTCGCTTACCGAGTTGGATGATCCAAACGATATCCCCGATCGCAGGGGTGAAGATATTACCATTCCATTCAAAACGGGCAGTGTGTCCATCTCGAAATATTACGACAAGCGCACCATGTTGTTTGGACTCACACTCAGCTCCACCAGCGTATCAGGACTGCAAACGTTGATGGATAACCTGAAAAAATTGATCGGCGTGCGCACAGAACAAACGCTTGAGTGGACTTTGGACGATGCCTCAGTCCGCACAGCACAAGCCAAAGTGGACAAGAAAATGCAGACCAGGCGGTTGGGGCCTCTAGCCATTCGGGCAGTATTGGAATTTACGTTGGCTCAGCCCTTCTTTCGGTCAAATACTCTATACAGCATCGAGACCACGATCAATGCCAGCCCCAAAACCTTTACAGTCAGCAACACAGGGACAGTAGAGGAGCGCAATGCAAAAATCACACTTACGGGTCCGCTGGAAAATACGGTCATAACCGATACGCTAACGGGTGTGTCGCTCAAGTACACAGGCGCAATTGCGGGCGGAGAAGTGGTCGTGATCGAAACTAATGCAACAGGCGAATATACAGCTGTAAAAGATGGCGTTACAAATGTGGTTGGGAATATTTTAGACCACTCTGGGTCATCTGCATTGATGGTTTTTGAACATGGCAATAATCCCATGAGTGTAACTGATGATATACACACAACAGGGAAAGTGAAATTTGAATTTTATCCGCCCTATTTATGAGGTTGAATGACCACGCCTGACCCCAATGAAGATCCCGTTGAATGGATTTTGCTGGATACAGACCTGACCACGGTACTGGCGATTTTGCCTGCTGTGGATGCGCGGTTATATATCGAGCGCAATGAGCCCGGGAACGGGAGTCTCAAAGTCCATTCGTTGCGAAGTGCGGCGGCAGGGTTGATCGCGGAAAATCAATTCGTATTGTGCAAATATCGCGGCGCGATTCGCGGCGGGTTTTTCATCGAGCACATCGATCGGACGACGGTGTCGAGCGGGGAAAGCACCGATCTATGGACCGTAATTTCTGGGCGCGGTCCGCTGACGTTGTTGAATCGAGCAACTGTTTGGGGCGTAGGGCCTACCATTGCAACTGCCGTAGCCACCAAGGGATCGATTATACATGCGGGGTTGACGCAGGCGCAAACACGCGGGTGCTTCGATATGCTGGCCTGGGATTTCAACGGCACAGACGATTCGGCAAGTGTGGCCTGGGACGACACCGAATCAATGGAGTTTACGGTAGGGAAAAAATACCTCGATGTCATGCGCACTTTCGTGAGCATGGGCCTTTACTTCGATGTTTCCATAGAAACGGACGGCACATTCACGCTGCACGCGTACAAGACCGCGCCTGGCACAGATCAATCCGAGACGATTATTCTTCGGCGCGGCGTGAATGTGGTCGAAGCCAACCAGCGGGTAAACGCGGCGGAAATCATCAACGCCTACAACGTTAAATATGGATTCGGAGATACGGTTGGCTATGTTGAAGTGGAAGATGCGGCTAGTATTGCCGCGTACGGTCGCAGGGAAGGCCTGCTCGATGCGACCGATACAAACACGTTGGAGTCGGCGACGAATTTTGTCACGGCGGAGCTAGCGCGGTCGAATAAACCGAAAGAGGAGTTGTCGCTGAAGGTGACGGACCGCAGTTTAGCCTCGCGCGTGTTTTTGGATTACGACATCGGTGACACAATCTCCTATGACGCCAGCGGTGACGTGACCGTGCCTGAACGGATTGCGTCTTTGCAATTGGAATGGATCGGCGACGATGAACTTGCGCAGGTGACAATTGGATTCGGTGACCCAATCTATGACGAGGACATGAAACAATCGCAGGCGATCCGTGATCTGCAGGAGATGACGCCGAGGATTGGGAATACGGCGGCGGGCGGCGGTGGGGGTCAAGCAACTTATACGTGGACAGTCAGCCTGACTTCGATAGAGTTTGTAGACGGGTTAGGTATTTCATTCCCTGGCCCTGTGCTCCCTGTCGAGAAAACAATTACTCAAATCGACTGCTACATGGTCGGACTTCCGGATGCTTATGCAAACTTTAAATTGGATTTTAGAACAGATCCATCTGTGTACGGGACAGACGTTCTTGAATGGGATGCAGAAGCAGATATTACGCTCAAAACATACACAAACGCAAGCTCTCCTTCTATTGTTGAGCCAGTGATTCCAGTGAACAATATTCTTATGCTGACACCTACTTACTGGGACGGAACGGTGTATTTTATGACCGTGACTGTGAGGTTTGAATGACAGATTATGGTGTTGCGCCTCTTGGATTTCTAGGAAAAAATATAATCCCGCCAACCACAAATCCAACAATAACTGATTTCGGCTGGCCTCCATACTTGGGTTATTGGCCGGGAATCCAATTCAAGATCTCTGGAACAAATCCTACATATACAAGTCCGTTCTCTATTCAGTGTGACGACGACAGAATAGAATTTGTGATTTTTAAATTTACCAATGCAGCTTCCTACTTCCAGCGCTATGTTTGGGATTTTACAGGGAAATATTTCACCGCAACAGACACAATAAATATTGCTGGTGGTGGAAATGTTTCAGGAGCCTTCTATTGTAAGAAAGAGTCGGCCGATGTTTATACTTTTTATTATAAGAATTGGTCATTCTATAGTTTGGTCGCTTACAACCTTGATATTAAAACAACCACAATTGACTGTGGAGCCGGAACCTGCACTGATAACGGCGTGATCGCCTCAATAGTCTGTCCATCAGACGCCGCATGGCTGCATCATAATGTCGTGGACCAAATCATAGTTGATACGGATATCTATTTCTTACACAAACGATGGGACTCTTTCTACTATCCGTGGCATTATGGGCTCAGGGTATTCAAATTAGATTTCACAACCGATACCTTATCGGAAGTTGCGGATACAGATTGGTCGTCACCGACATTAGGCTCTGAGGCAACCGAGTCGTTTGGGTCAGTTTTGGGGTGGAACAACGGAGCTGTGTCCTGGTGTACAGCTTGGCAATATAGGGATTACACATCATTGAAGATGTTTGTCTGTCAAGATGGAACAGAAACAACACTTTATGACGAAGATAACACCGACCAGAACGATGAGTGGGCATGTACTATAGTTGCCAATCAATATAACCAGAAAGATGTCATCTTCACACTAACAGGTAGGCATAACAACTTCACAGTTTATCCAGAAGTTATAACACCGCTAAACGTGAAATTTAGAATCGCTGTCTTACCTGATGGAACCATCGTAAACGACGAAAGCAACACCAATACGGCATACCTGGCACCTGTGGCGACTTTTGCCGACGACACTACTACCGCAGTCACCAATAAAGCATCAGGACCACTTTCTAATTATGAGGTCTATGCTGTGGATCTGTCCACGGCGGAAAGCGATGGAGTCCTTCCTCGCGTTCAATACGGGTTTATCTCAGCGGTTTTTCCAGTTCCAGACATAAATGGGGATATGCTGATGGTTGCGATGAACGAGATCACAGGGAATAACTACCTGGTATCCCTGAACACTACGACCCACCTGATCTCAAAGGTTCACGGAGAAATCTACACTTCCAGCTATGGAGGAACTGGCAATCACGGACTGGTCTTTATCCAGCAGACCAGCAGTTCCTATATATATATTGCCGTGTGGTCGCCAGTTGAGATGCTGCCGCCCGACGATAAAGTCCAAATGATATTGGAGATGAACTAATTATGAAGCCACTGCGAAATACGCTTAGTCCGCTGGGGAGGATGTTGTTAAATGCTATAACGTATCTGCTCTACGATAATTTTACAACATCCGAATCGGCCCCAATAGCATCCCCGCGAACTTGCGAGCCTGGGCCCGGAACGTTGACCATACGCGATACGACCAACAAAATATCCATATCCAGCGGGTCTCTTTTGATGAGCGCAGGGACGGGCACTGCGGGAAACCCCGGTGTATACGCCGCAGTGGCCCGCGTTTCTGGAACATTGTTCCATGTAAAAAGCATTAGTTCAGTTACCAACAGAAGCGCAGGTATTGGAAATGCGGCAAATGGAAGTCCAAACACGGTCGCTTACAATCAAAATTATAACAATCCTCAAATTGTCATAAATGGAGTTGCAAATAACTGGAACATTTTGCCTACCGGTTATTACGATGTCAACTTTGCCTATGTGTTACGCGATGTTGGATGCTTTATTTTAGTAAAACAGGCAACTTATTTTCCAACTTGGACTTTAGCTTTTGTAGAAAACTCAATCACTTCACAGCCGTATATTTGCGCCACGAATTATGACGCTGGCGGTTCGTGCAGGTTTGATGATTTTCGCGCCGTGAAGATGCAATCCCCGTGGAACTCCGATTATGGCATTGCAATTGGACATATTGCATCACCCACAGTTGGCTCACAGATAACGTCAGAAACCGCTGGAACGATAGAGCAAACGTGGACTGCTGTAACGGGCCAAGTTTGGGATTGGATGTTTAGATACACTGACGACAACAATTGTTGGATTATACGGAGCAGTCAGTCGGGCGGAACAATAAAAATAATCGAAAAAAATGGCGGAGTTGAAACCGAGCGGGCGAGCGCAGCGCAGACATTTACCAATGGAGTTGCATACAGAGTCCTAGTCAGATTTTCGACAACTGGTTTTTCTGTTTACGTTGCGGGCACTTTCAAAACCAGCTACGCATCCACTTGGAATAACTCTGCCGTAGGCGTAAAAACCGATAGAGCAGGGACACATTTAACATCGTGGCCGACCATACTGTCGGGAGATGCGTTGACGGAATTAAATAGGTGGACAACATGATAAAAACGCACATCTTATCTCCAATTATCGGAAGCGGGATTCCTAAAATAGACCCGTTTCGTCCGCAGTTTGGCGAAGACTATTCAGCTATCACATACACTGATGTGACGGCCAGACCGACCGAGGTTTTGATTGGTGTGCCAGAGACGATAACAATTGAAGCAACTTGCTTGGAAGAACAGGTGGCTATTTTGGAATTAGACAACAGATATTTCGTCATATCGACAGAGGTAATAGATGAAACCACACAATCAATCCCCACAGGCATCTGAGTTTGGGAAACTTATATCTTTTCTTGCAAAAAACGGCATCAAACCGTCTAATGTTATAAAGCGTATTGGCAATAGCGTAAGTGGCAGAACGCGAGAAGAAATAAAAAACGCTCTGATACTATGGCTGAAAGAAGGTAAATTATGAGCACTGTTTGTTTTTATGCACAATTCACAGCGTCGAAGCTCGGCGTGAACTCTCTTACGGTCACATGGGACGTTGAGAGGATCACACGTTCAGACGGCACACGGTCCGCACTGGTAACTGGCGGAGCAAATTCGATCACTGTTGGACGCCGCGGCTTGTATGGATACGTCCTTACGGGGGCGGATCTTGCCACGTATGATTATGTGGCAACCGCAATCACGGCCACCACAACGGTTGATGCCCAGGAAGTGCCCGCCCTGTGGACGCTGTGGTCGGATACAGCACCAGACTCGTCAGGTGTGACAACATTGTTATCTCGCCTCACATCTGCGCGGGCGGGATACCTAGACCTACTCAACTCGTATCTTGACAGCGCCGTGAGCGCGATCAAGACGGTTGTGGATGCAGTCAAAGCCAAGACTGATAACTTGCCGACCGACCCTGCAGACGAGTCTCTGATTGAGGCGGCCATCACAGCGGCCACGTCGCCGCTTGCGACATCCTCGGCGCTGGCTGCGGTTGCGGGATATGTCGACACAGAAGTAGCTGCCATCAAAGCCAAGACCGATAACCTGCCATTGGACCCAGCAAGCATGGCTGATGTCCAAACTGCACTGGACGCATTGGCGGTTCCCGATAATGCTGCCATTGCCGCCATCCAAGCCAAGACCGATAACCTGCCTATTGACCCAGCGAGTATGACGGACGTACAAACCGCTCTGGACGCATTAGCATCTCCAGAAAATATTACTGTTAATGCAGTGGTGGCAATTTCAGCAATAGAGGCAGAGCAGCTGCACAGTGGAGAACTTGCAATCAAAATGCATTACGCGACCCGCCAGAGTATCCACTCAACCATTATGTATGATTTGAGCGCCGCGACTAAGTTGTGGATTGCGTGCAAGCGACGTATGAGCATTCAGACCCCAGACGATAAATCCCTGTTTTTCGTAGAGAAAACAGATGGGTTGGTGTATTTGGATAAGGAAATATATGCAACCCCGGAACACGGGTCACTGACTATCACAGGCGAGCCAGGTAATTGGGATATTGTTTTCTATCTGCACCAAGATGCGGCGAGTCTGCTCGAGCAATATGTCGGGGATGATTGCGTTATGGAAATGAAGGCTCTTGTATCTGAAATCATTGATCCTGTGTATATCACTGGTGGCCGCTGCGAATTCAGCGTAGGTGTGGTGCAGGCGGTGGAGTGAGCGGGCGTATGATGCTTTTCGGTTAGCCGTTTTGGTGCGTGCTTATTCTGGTTGTTTCAATCGTCGCTGCAGGAGTTCGATGATCTGATTGATATCCACGATAGGTGCAGACGCCTTACCTAAGTTGGATATGATGAGCTGCACATCGTTGGTAAGCAGGCGACCATAGACCTGATCTGTGACGACCGCGCTGGCGTGCATAATATTTTGTGAGATTGCCTTCAGCTCGCCCATATTGCGGGCTTGTTTCATGGCATAGACCACGTGGCCGTGGCGGAGTTTGTGCGGGGATTGGTAAGGGACTTCTGCCCGCTCGCAGATCAAGCGCACATCGCGTTCAATCAGGTTGTTCCTGCCGAGGAATGCGGTCACGGTTTCGGTCAAGGCCATGCCATCACTGGCCAAGGTGGCATACCAGAGCGATTTATGATCAAGGTGGCGGACTCGGTCATCCCATTTTTTACAGACCGCCAGCAGTTCTGGGATTTCGAGCAAATAGGTAATAGCGGCTTTTCGATTCTTGGTGCGTATGCCGTATTCGGGCAATTGCATGATCGAGAGAGTCTGCATATCGACACAATGGATCGGCAATGACGCCAGCGCATCTGCCCGCATGCCTGACAAAAAGAGCATGCAGACTGCCACCTGCGCGCGCGCTTCGTGGAGCGTTTCTATGGAAACGCTCGCGATTTTCAAAACATCTTCGATGCCGTAAAACTGGCGGATGGACAGGCGGGAGTCCGCGCGGATTTGGCGGGGCGGCTGAAGCATTTCGATCCAGGATTCCGATATCGGTTTGTAGCGACGCGGCCACTCCTCGCGCGCCCAAAGAAAATATTGTCGAATAAACGATAAGCCTTTGATGATGGACGCCGGCGCCAGGTGCTTGGGTTGATCGTCTGCACGTGCGGTCAGCATGTAGATGGGCAGGGTGGGGTCAATGGTGCGAGCTTTGGGCAGGGGGATTGCGTCTGCCCATTGCAATAGATGGCGCAGATGGGCGCGGGTACGTTTTACGGTTTCAGGATCGAGCTGGCGGACCCGATCGATATGGCGAAGATAGGCACGGACATCGAGCCAGTTCTGGCGGTGAATCATTGCTGCCCCTCCTGGCGGGCTCGAGCGCGGTTCACCGTTTTATGGCACGTGGGGCATGGAGCCTGTAAGATCTCCAAGTAGCGATTGACCGGTTTTATTTTCGGATGGATGAGTAGCACAGGCTGGTTGCATTTCATGCACCAGGCATGGTCATCGGGCAGGCCTTTGCGTTTGCGTTTTTTCTGCGCAATGGTCTGACGTGCCCAATCGACAAATGCAGGACCGTGAATCCAGATATTGCCTTTTGCATCCCGAGTGTGCGGCAGGCCGGCAGGGAGATATGATCGATAGACGGTATCTTTGGTGACACCGATCTCTTCTGCGATTTCGGCTGGTTTATACAGCATATTTAGCAGCCGACCAAGTTTTACGATATGTGTGTGCTGTAGTAATGGGGTTCGCATTCTGCCTCCAGAATCAAAAAAGGGATGAGTAAACTGCCGACTATCGTCGGTTTTTTACGCATCTCTCTTCCTAGGGACAGATATTTTATGTAAGTGACGGTCTATTCGTTTTTCGTAGACCGTCACCATTTTGTCGGGGCGAGAGGATTTGAACCTCCGACCTCTTGGTACTTGTCCTGCATCGAAAAACACGTCGCTTATTTGTTCTATCTTTCAGGGGGTGGAAAGATGCGGTTTTAATCTATATGGTTTGAATAATAAAAGCCCGGCCAGGGATGCGAGATGCGCAGCCATGACGGGTGCCCCGATATTGGCGGGGGCACTAAAAGTGAAAAGCCACGTGCCTATTGAGACGGTGAGCAGGGTGAATATATATGTCCAACGATATAGGGTGCGCCGTGTTGATCTTTGGCGGCGATCGCGGATAAAGTGCGCGCCGGCAAAGGGACCGCGGCGATCATGGATTAACTGAGTGCCGACCAAGATCCGTTTGCTTTGACGTGCCTTGATCGATTGGAGCATAAGAATAGTAATTTCAAGCCGCTCTTCAGGAGCAGCCGCTGTGTAGAGTTGCTTCCAGTTCATTATTGTCCTAAATTAATCCTTATTGGCTCATAGCCACCAAACATAACAAGGGGTTCATAGATAACAGTAAAACCAACCGCATCTATTTTCACTTCAAACGCTACCAATCCTCGGACTTTATCT